TAACTCATTTATTCACCCCAAGCTCCATCGTTCCAAGCTCCAGCACCCCATTCCTGATTTACTGTAACAGATTCTGTACCTACACCACCTGTACCTGCAACTCCAGTTTCTGTCAAAGAAACAACAACATTTTCTGTTCCTACACCACCTGTACCTGCAACACCAGTTTCTGTAATAGATAAGTTAAGTGCTTCAACACCAACTGAACCTGCTCCACCACTAGCTGAAACTCCAGTGACTTCTACAACAGGAATCTCAACACCTACACCACCTGTACCTGCAACTCCAGTTTCTGTAATGGATGATTCAAATGTTTCAACTCCTACTGCTCCAGTTCCTGCAACACCAGTCTCTGTAATACTTAATTCTAGTGCTTCTGTGCCAACCGCACCAGTTCCACCTAATCCAGTTTCTGTAATAGATGCTAATGGAGTTTCTGTACCAACTGCTCCAGTTCCTGCAACACCAGTTGGTTCTGGAAAACTTCTTATTTCCTCTTTATCAACACGATTTGTATTACCAAAACCTGCAACACCTACAGTTTTTCTAGTTCTTGGGTCTGCAAATGGATCAAATGTATGTGCAATAAATATAGTTACATTTTCTGCATCTGAACTTGGTCTAGGTTTAAATAATGCAGTAGCATCAATAACATTTTTAGCAGGAGTTAATTGTGGATGTTTTGGCTCCCATTCATCTGGTGCAACTCTTAATCCATCCCAAGTCGTTTTTAATTGAGTATAAGGAACTCTATGACCACCTCTGTCACTCATTCCAAAAGACTTTTTACCTCTTGCATATCTAGGCATTATTCTATCACCACAGATGAAACACCAATATTACCAAAACATGGTATTCCAATGTTTTTTATTTGATTCCTTGTAGAAAATATATTATAATTATAGCCAATATTAATTGTAGCAGATTCAAGATCATTATCTGGTCTAGCTTTGTAAAGACCAGTTGTTACCTTAATATTTTTTACTGGAGTTAATTGAGGTTGTTTTATATCAAATTCTTCAGGTGCAACTCTTTGTCCTTTCCAATTTGTCAATAAATCTTTGTATGATACCTCAAAACCACTTATGTCACATATTGCTCTTGATTTTTTACCTTTAGCATATCTAGGCATACTACACTAAATTCAACGCAGTTGGTTGAACCCTCAAACTAACTCCATCATTATCAGATGATGCTGCAAAATTAAATGATCTTTCATACATTTCATTAAGAACTGAAAATTTTTCAGGTGCATATTTCATAGATAATTTGGCAGCCAATCCTGCACAAATACAATCACTCCATCTATAAGGAATATCAGTATCTTGATTAGAAGCTGTAATATCATCAAGTTGGTTTATTGCCCAATAATTTAGAGTATAGGATTTATCAGGAACATTCCAAAAATAAATAACAGGAGTATATTGTTTATCAATCATATATTGACTTGGCTTGCCTGTTGTTGTTTTATTTGGTATTTGATTATATTCTGATATCGTGACTCTAGTAATTGTTTGGTCTGTTGAACCCTCTCTTAAAACTGCATCTATAAAATCTATTGTTCCTGCTGGTAATGTATAAGAGGTTGTACCAGAAGATAAACTTAAAGTATTCTGAGTAACTGCCCAATAATTTATACCTCTGTTAGACCACTCAGAAAACAATAAATTTAAACTTCTTCTGGCACTTTTAGCTCTGTATCCTGTTTGAATTTCAGCACCTAAACCACAACGATCATATGCTTCAGCAATAATCTCTTCTACGTTTGGTCTAAATGCTACTGTTCCAGATATTGCCATTAATACTGTTTAATCCCTCTAATTATAATTTGATATGCATCACCTGCAGCTCCTGCACCAGTTGTCGTAAACTTAATGTCACCAGTACCATTAGTACCAAAACTAGAACTTGTTGGTAAACCACCAAATTTAGAAAAGTCTTGATAACCTGATTGACCCTCAGTTAAATGCATTATTATTATATCAGTATCAGCATCAGCTAATATCTCTACTGTCATTGCAGAAATAACCCACCAACATTCTACTATTCTTATTCCTGTACAAGTTTCTCCATCAGCATTTGCTGATAAAGCAGAAACATCTATTTTAGAAACTGCACTTTCATTTCCAGTATCAACGTATTGATATTGAAAAGCCATAACGACTTCTCTAGTGTTATCAGCTATAGTTGTAACTTTTGTAAGATCAGCCATTAATTACTCCTTTATTTCACCACGCAAAAGCATCGCTTTATATTCAGCACTTCCCTTTGGAGGAAGTGCTTTTTTATTCGAGGATTTGCTGGTGGTTTTTACCCAAGCTTCATTTTCAGGAGTATTAGGATCATCTGCTATAAATTTTCCAGCTTTTGTTCTGGCTCTTTTTTTATCAGCCATTTAATCCTCCTTAACGAGTTTGTGCAGCAAAAATATAATCAACATTCATAGATTTAGTTCCAGTAGCAGAACCTGAAAGTTGCATTGCTCCTAGTGCTAAATTTTCATCATCAGGAATGTTAGTAGTATGTGTTGCAACTAAAGCTCTGTTTACAAAAAATTCTACACTTCCTGTTGATTTAACATGGAAACCTAATGTTACTGCAGTACCACTAGCAATATCTACACCAGAATCTGTTGTAGTTGCAGTTCCATCCTTTTCAGTAACACAGTCGATATTACTATCACCATCGTCTACTTGAAAAACAATTCTGTCCGCAGCTGTTAACATAGCTTCTGGATTAGTTGCAAAGTTTACAGTTAAGCCTATACAAATCTCAAGTGCATCGCCTTCAGCATCTGTCGGTGTAAGTTTTGTTTCAAACCAAATATCTTTATCAGAAGCAACTGCAAATATTTCATTCCCTTGTATTGAGGAACCATCATTGTCAGTTGTTGCTTGAGAACTCATTGTTATTGCACCAGCAACAACATCTGCAGCTATTGCAACAGAAGCACTACTGTCTTTTACAACAGTCCAATCGTTTGTTGAATCTAATGCAACACCTGTAAAATCGTCCATATAAACGACATAATCAGGATTTCTATCTATTGGTAAATTTTCAAACCATTTTTTAGGATTCTCTTTTCCTGCGAAGAGAATTGGTCCAGTAAAGTGTACAGCCATTTTAAAATCTCCTGTCGTGGCTAGTGTCAGCTATTGCTGTCAGTAAGATTAGAATTAAGAAGAGGGGACTAATCCCCTCTCCAAGTTAACAAATTAAGCAGCACCTTCTGTGCCGAAAAGACCTCGCCAATCAGTAAAACCAAAAGAATATCTTTCTCTTACTTTATAACGAACATTTCCAGTTTCGAAGTCACCTTCCATTCCTTTTTTCATAGGACTTCTTTGGAACATTTTTAACCCATCAGGCACATCTGTTAAAATAAAGAATGCATCTGAGTCAGTTAATCTTCTCATGATATGGTAGCCTTGAGGCAGATATCCACCTGACCTAATAGCATTAATATCATTGTCTGCTGTTCCTGTCCTTAACTGAGATTCTAAAAGTCTCTCAGCAACAAAGGTATAGGCAGTTGGAATAATCAAAGTTGTTCCTTGTGCAGCAATCCTTAGACCACGATCATCTTTCATATCAGAAATTTGAATTAGCATAGATTCAAGTGATGTTTCAGATAAATCTGCTGCTGTTGCCAAAGTATTACTTTGATTACCATTATGTGTTGGGTGTGCAGTGCTCAGTAATGAAACACCATCTCCTCCACCATATGGATCAGTATTTGAAGTTGCATTATTTAAAATATTTGCAGCTTTGATTTCCTTAGTTGAAGCCATTGATCTTGCTAGTGCTTTTGTATAACGAGAAGCAATAGAACCATATAAACCATCTTCTTCAGCTTCTTCAGTTATTGAAAATGCTAATGCGATAGTTTCATGCTGATACCTTGCTGTCCATTGTTGACTAGCTGAATCATAGCTTATTGATGCACCTTCATCTTTAGTTGGTGCATTACCAAAACCTTGTAGCAACACATCTTCTTCAAAAGCTTTCGCAGATGTATTTGAAGAAAATACTGCTTCATATTCTGGTGGATAGCGATCATATTCAAGACCAAAGAGAGTATTCAATCCTGGCTCGAGCATTTTCGCAAATTGTGCTCTATTCATAGACATTACTTATACCCTCCTATATTCCAGCTGTGTCTTTGAGAATATGCTCATTTAAAAGCACCTCAACAACAGCATTTGCACCAAAAGCATTATCTGGTGATTCGTAAAGACCAATAATTTTACAAGTAGCAGTACCTGTACCCATACTAGAATTTAATTGAAAACCAGATTGCCCTGTCGTTGTGGAACCTGCACCAGCGACAACATCAGCACAATTACCAATGTTTGTCTGAGCAGGAGATCCGTCTGACATAACTTTATAAACAATATATGGATCATCATATACATATGCAATTATATTTGTAGCAGTAGTTCCTGTTGGAAAATACTGACTATAAACATAAGAACCATCTGAAGCAGTATAAGACACACCTGCAAAAACACCAATATTGTTTGTTTCTGTAGCAGAATGAGGTGTTATAACACCATCTGCTGTAAGAATACAAAGATCACCTGTAAAGATGTTCTCTGCCAAACCACTTGTTATAGTGTATTTATTTGCACGAGGAATATTACCACTCATATGGCGAACTGGGACGAACCCAAAAGCAGCATCTACATTTGCCATTTTTTAATTTCTCCTCAGAGTTAAGTTTTAATCATCCATGACAGATAAGTCCCTGCCACGACTCGAATTAGACGAACGATCTTGATAAATCGTCTGTCCAGTTTTCCGTCCTAACGCATCTAAATCCCCTGCAATTGATTCATTCGCTTCTGAACTTTTATTTTGATAATAATTTTTCATAGCTCTATGTTTTTCTTTAGGCATCTCACAAAGTAACATGCCTTCAATTCCAATAGATCCTGCCCATTGACCGTGATTAATCGTCGGAAACAACTGATCTTTCGCAGTATCGGCTTTGCGTGGTTCCCATCCTTCACGCATACGTTTGTATACATTGTCTGGGGTTTCTTTACCCTGAATCGAGGTAGCTATCCATCGTTGAACATATCCAGGACGAGGTTTTGGAGCATCCAACAATGATGGTGGTTTCCATGCAGTGTCTGGGCGAGATTGCACATCACGCATAGAGTTTCGAGTTTCGTTTGCACGCACATTTCTTTTTTCAACCATGATTAGCTCCTTTGCTGTTTTTTGATTTCAGACTCATATTTTTTGAGACTTTGTTCATCTGTTATTCCTAGCTCCCTAGCCATTCTTAGTTGATCTTGCGTCATACGCACTCTATTGCCCTTATAAGACGAGCCACCTGCAGGAATTGGTGCAACTGGTTGCCTGCTTTTTACTTTAGTCTTACTAGGACTTGGAACTGAGTTTAACTCAGGAAATATAGAATGTAAACGATTATTCAACAAATCATAATATTCATCAGAATTTTTGTCATAACCTTCTACATCTAATTGTATATCTATAGACCTTGCAGCAGCAGTTTCTTTCTCATAACCAGCAGAATTAAACCATCTGTTTTTCTGCCACCAGTCCATAGCTTTAGTTGGTGTTGGGTTTTGTGCAACTTGTTGAGCACGACCTACAGTTGGAGATGATGCTTGTTGAGCACGCATCTGTTTTTGCATTTCAGCAACTCTTATTGCAGCACGCATATCAGCTAATCTTTCTTGAGCTTTTACTGTAGTTTCAGTATCACCCTCTTCAATTGCTTTTTTTAATGAATTTACAGTTTCATCATATTTTTCTTTAAAAGCTTTTTCAGTATTTTTACTTGCACCTTGCTCTAAACGAGAAAGTCTTGCTTCTAATTGTGCATTTTGTTCTTGCATGCGACGAGTTTCTAGTTCTGCTTCTCGTCTTTGGTCTACAAGCTTTTTTATCCTTTTTTGTACTTTTTCTCCATATTCAGGATCTTCTTCTTTTTTGACTTCTTGTTTTTCTTCAGCTACATCTTTAGCTTCTTCTTTAGGATCATCAGTTATTTCTATTTCAAACTCTTGAGGATCAGCTTTTGCTTTTTTAATTTCCTCTTCAATTTCATTTATTACTTCTTCTTTTTCCATGGTTGCGTCTCCAAGTTATGTCGCTACATATGAGGTTATTTCTACATCATCAGGTAATATAGATGTAAGTTCGTCATCATTTAATAAAAGAAACCTGACACCATTTACTGTAACTTTTTGACCTGCGTATTTGCCATAAGTCACTCTGTTTCCAACAACAGGTGTAGTTGACATTTTCCATTTTTCTCCAGTGTCTCTGTCTCTAAAAGCAAGTTCACCCATAGAAACAACTCGACCATGAGCAGTTAAATACTCTTCATTGTCTTTAGAAACTGATGGTAAATGTAAACCACCTTTTGTTTTCATTTGAACTTGATGAGGTTGTATCAAAACTTTCCAGTTCAATGGTGTCGGTAGTTGATGAGAACCTATTGTAGATTCTGTTGATTCGTCTTTATATATTTTAGCATGTTGATGAGACATGTTTATTCATCCTCTTCGTTAAATTTATTTAATGTTTCATTGATAATTTCAGAAGCTTGTTCTAAACCCTCTGCAATTCCAACGTGTTTTTGATATGACTCAAAATCGGACATCCGACCTTCAACCATATTTTCAGCTATTTCCAGCTTTTTCTTCTCCAGATTCTTTTTTATCATTTGAAGAAGATCTGTTACTGTCATTTTTCACACCTCCTGACATAGAAACCCCAGTAACGTGAATAACAACATCTTTACTTTTTTCAGACATTAGTATCCTCTCTTCATTGACTTTTTCTTCATTGCTTTCTTTTTCATTGGCTTCTTTTTCTTAGCCATCATTTTCTTTTTGCCATGCATCATTTTCTTTTCACCTCCTTTCAATAATTTACTAAATTGACTTCTATTCATCATCACCTTTTCCTAAAAAAGGTAAAGCTCCGAAAACTGATAAAAATTTAAATAAATCTTTAGAACTTCCTACTTTTTTGCCACCTGCACCTGCTTTTTGCATTGGACTTATTTCAGAATAAACATCAACTGGTTGATCTAATTTACTTAAAGCTGGTGTGCTATCATCAAAAGTTGGTGCTATTCTAACAAGGGATTGTAAATTTCCAAGTTCTTCTAAAGCTCTGTTACGATGTCTGCCATCATGAGCAATAACTTGTGCTATATTACCATCAGGCATTTTGTATTGTAAATAAGGAACATTGCCTAAAGTATTTCTTAATGGTAAATTAAATTTTATATCTTCTATATATTCATCAACTGTATTTCTAACACCTTGAGCTGTTACAGGATTGTTAATATCTATTGTCGCAGCAAGTTCTCTAAATTTTTCAGGATCCATTAAAACAATATCTGAATCACCTTTATTAGCTTCTACTAAAACTTCTTTTAAAGACTCTGGTTCAAAACGAGTAAACATTTCAGGTGCTTGTTTTTCTAAATTAATTAATTTAGAACCCATTTCTTCAGCAAGCTCGTCGGCTGGCTTATCTAATTTATTGGCTAAAGAAGCAACCCAACGATAACCTAAATCACCTAACTTTGCTAATATTGCTCCACTCATTATTCCTCAGCTTTCTATTAATCGACAGACTCCAACAAATCTTTAGCATCTTTCTTTTCAATGTCTAAAAATTTATTTAAGACTTCAACTATCTCATCATCACTAGATTTGTATTTTTCTCTCATTCCTTTGATCACCATTTCAGGTATTATGCTATCTTCTTTTGCTATCTCTGTTCTTCTGCTCAAACCTTGTTGCTCAATAATATCATCAATGTCATCTAACTCATCAATGTCATCTTCTATATCTAAACGAATAATGTCATCTATTGTTTCTTTGACCTCTAACAAATCAGATATAGGATTAAAATCTTTTGGCAAAGGAACTGTTTTCGCAATGGGTTCAAATGGTACTTTATCAACCTCGTCTATAAAATCAAATTCATCCACA